GACGTCATCATCTTTGATAGGACCGCCCTCTTCCCATGAATCACAGGTGTTTGTTGCTTGGCAAACAAACTTGAGGAGCTGGCAGTAACCAACCTCGGACTCTTCCTCCGCGTCGATACACTCCATCATTGATGATGTTTGGTTGTAATATTCACAGTTGCCGCACACTTCAGATAAACGAAAACCGCCATCGTTCTGCGGATCACGGTAGTTTGCTTCTTCTACAGCCGCCTGTTTATTCGCTTCGTTGATTTCTGGATCTTGCGTAGCAACAGGGCAGTTCTTGCCGTCTTCGCTTTCTTCCATCTTATCAACAGGCATACCGCCCATTGTGATCGTGATGCTGTACATTAGTATGTTCCGCTAAACTTTCTGCCGGTCAACTGAACACAGCCGCCCTTGCTGTAACCTTTAACCATCCCGCCATCGCGATAAGTTTCGGTCTTACCTTCACGGCGACGTTCATACCGCATCGCATCTTCCAGAGCGTCTGGTTCTTTTCCTGATACAGGCTCCATTGGAACACGGGCATACTTAACTTTTTGATCGGTGTATGCGTCTTCCATCGCTGCAGTTTTTTCGGTTTTAGTAACCTTACCGCCTTTTTTAAACCCAGGAACACCAGCTCCTCTCAAAAAGTCTTTTCTAGTGACCTTTCCATCACCTGTTAAATCTGTAAGTTTTTTCTTACCCGGCATCACTTCTTACCTTTCTTGTCCAAGAAACCTTCAACAGCACCACCACCAAAGTAAAAGCCTAAGATGATCAGCATCGCGTAGTTAATACTAAACTGCTCCATAACTTTTGTCACTGCATCGGAATCCCCCTGTCCGGACAATGTCATGCCAAGAACCAGAAAGTAGCTTCCAATAAAAGTCAAACCAAACATCAAAGCCAAATATCGTTGGGCAATCTTGAATGGAGCGTAAGCATTCATCAGGTCAATCTTGGCTTTTGACTTAGCCGCTATCTCTTCTTCCGTGGATGTGTGCATGTCGTCAATAAGATCAATCCCTGCCTTAATGACTTTCTCTGACCCAAGAATTTTACCAATTACACCGATCATGGTTTTCTCCAGTGTTACTGCATTGTGATTTGATTTGTCTGAACACAAATTGCATCATAGTTCATCTTTGGTTGTGGTGCAGATTGCATTACAGCTTCCCGCGCCTCAAAACACTCTTCCATCGTCATGTAATGACCTTGCGGCATTACATAATACCGTTCAGTTTCCAATAATAAAACAAATAGTACCCATGTGATCATGTCTATACTCCCTGACTCTTGCGAGCCTGTCGTATACGATTAAGTCTGGCGTCGATCCGTTCGAGGGCTTCTGCCAGTCTATAGATGGATGCTCCTTTGAACTTGCCTGGGCAGGTGTTAAGGGAGACACAACGTCGGGCTTCCTCCAAGCAGGATGAAAAGGACTGATAAACAGGTCGCTCATTCATTGCCCGTTTTTAAGACTAATAAGCCAAAGTAAAAAGGCCACGGCCCCGCCCAACATACCGAGAGTAAAAACGCCAACAGCACTATACAAAAGTGCTCTCTTAATGGCTTTTTTCTTAGCCAGTACACGAGCCTTTTCACGTTCTATTGCTTTCCGCTTGAGTTCTTTCCGGTTAGCCATGAATTTTTGATAATCATCCCAAAGACCGGCACGGCCTTGGTAGATGAAAAGTTGCTTTATTTCAGCTTCATGATTACGGATGCGTTCGAGTTCAAAAAACGCCGACATGTCTCCATCTTGGGCGTCTTTTTCTAACTGTTCTTTTGCATCTGAGAGTTTGACGAGATGAGGGCCCATCTCGCCAACGGACTGGATGTGCCCGCAAAGTTCTTTGACGGCCCCAATCGCTTCATTTGCAATTTTAACTGCAGCAATGGCCTCAAAGAGCATCGCGGCTTACTCCTACGTCGTATTACGTCTCATCATATTCTCTCTCTGCATGGCAATACGTTCCATGTTGACGTCATTGCGGTTTTCCGCGATTTCTTCTTGAGATTCAATTCTAGCAGCATCTGTCGCAGCTCGCTGCATCATTTTTTGTCGCTCAATTTCTAGATTGGCTTGATCTACTTTAGACCTGCGCTCTACATCGGCTGCTTTAATTGCAAGCTCTTGTTGACGTATTGCAACTAATGGGTCTTGTTCACCCTGCTGTTGCGGGTTGATTTGTTGCATGACTTGAGCAAGCAATTCAGCCTGAACCTGTGCTACGCGGGTTTCAATCTGCTCAGGCGGAATCTGAGGTTGAATTTGAGCCATACGGGGATCAATTGCGCCCATTTGAGCTGCACCCTGCAACTCAAGTGTTGCCTGCTTAATCTCTTCTTCCACCATTGTGCGAGCCTTAAATGCAATGTGCTCTTGGATATGCGCCAAAAACATGCCGTAAGCTTGCGGAGAGGCCTGTACAAGAGGTGTTTGCATGAGAACAACGTGAGCCATGATATGTGCGTCATGATCCTGTTCAGGGAACGCCTGTAAAAGCTGGCCGCTTAACCCACGAGCGTTTTCAATTGCCGGATCAGTGGGCTGTGGCTGCGGTGGCGGTGGCAAAATTTCTTCAATGTTCTGTACTTCTAACGCTTGGTACATACGCTTGTACGCGGCGTGTAAATTGTGCATTTCTGGGTTCGACTGCGCTAACTGCAACTGAGTCTGTGCCAGTGTGACACGCTGTGCCATTGAAAAAATGTTGGGATCAGAGACGGGGACAACATCAATCCGATTGTCGAAGTCCGATTGCATAATCTGACCATCACCACCCGCAACCATATACGGGTAAACAGGTGGCATATAATCGCGGATAATGCCAGCAAGTAACCGGAACTCGTTTTTCTGTGCATAGTGCAACCGCTTATGGATCGCACTCATGACTTTCATGCCACGCTCAAGTAGCGCGACTGTTGTTCCTACTGGCTGTTGTTGTGAACCCGGCGTTGCTTGCTGTTGATCAGCAATCGAAACAAATCTGCGCCCAGATTCAATAAGAACGCCCAGAAGCTGCCCAAGCGTTGCGGACGGCTCTTTGTATGGGAGTGGGATAATTGAATTCCGTATGTCACCGCCAGGAGCATCAATGTCCCTGAATTCACCGGGGGCAATTGGCTCATCGTCGTTACGAACGCGGATACCCCGCGCCTTGAATCCGGCTGGTAGGTTGGATAACGTGCCCGCATCGATCAACTGCCTCAAAATTGAAGTGGCTGCTTTGCCCAGCCCTCCAATCATGTGGATCAGGCCGAACCCATAAAACCCTAACCCCGGCAAGAACTTGTAATGAACGAAATACTGTTGCTTACGCTTCAGCGGGTCGCCCTCTGCATAGTTCCTGCGGATCGCTAGCACCTCACCAGAAGCTTGGTCGATGGTGACGATATACGGAAGTTTGATTCCCGTAGGCTCGCCATTTTGATCTAAGTCTTCAAAGCCTTCAATATCTAAATCAGTGTGGACTTCGAGAATAGTTAAAACATCCTCGGCCTGCTCTGATTTGTCTATCCCCTGAAGTTCGCGAACCTTGTCCTTAACTGTGTCATCTTCTTCGTCATAACCAGTTTCCAGATCAACATCTCTGTAGAAGCCAACAACTTGTAGCTTGCGGACTTGATTTTCATCCATGCGAAGAATGTGTGTGACACGCGACGAAGTCGCAAGATCACTCGTCGTGTAGGGGACAACCAAGTCTTCGGCAGGCACAAATCGAGATACGGGTCTCTGCTTTGTTTCATCGTAGTAAACCTTCTTGAACGTCGAACCACACAGCGGCAAATAGAAAAGCATCTGATCCGTGTCTGGATCGTACTCTTCCATGACCTCTGTCACCATGTAGTTCATGAAATTCTTAACGCGGGTTGCTTGTTCTTCGACCTCTGGAGTCTTTGCGCCAATGACCTCTGCACGAACTGGACCGCCCGCTGGCAGTAATTCTTTGTAAGCCTGTGCTTGGAACTGAGTAACCGACTCAGCAATGATCGGATGCGTTACCCCTGATGCCCCTTGAAAGGGTTGGCTACGCTCTTTTGTTTTGACTCCGAGCAGGTCGAGACCTTGAGTGTAGGCTTCTTGCCACTCGTCTCTTGAATCTTGATCGTCTTCGACTCTTGCTCGAAGGTCGCTCGATATTTCACCCAAGATTGATTCATCAAGAATTTCAGCAAGGTTGGCATTATGGTCGTATTCTTCTGTGACAACTTCGGCTCCTTCCATCCCCATGAGTGCCTGAATGATCGCACCACCTGCGCCATCATCGATGATCTCCGCTCCACCAGCAAAATCTTCTATTTGTGGAATCTCTATTTCCTGACCTGGGACCGCTTCGATGGAGCTATCCACCATGCCTTGCATCATATTCGAGGGAACTGACATCAGTAATACTCTCTCACTCTAGGAATATCGTTTTCTTCATCACCGCCTTCGCCATCTAAGAAGACGAAACCGCCCTGACGGAAGCGAATTAACGCCATCGTCATACTGTCCACCAAGTCATCGTGGTCACCCATCGGAAATGCAGCGCACTCTTCGATAACTTCTTCGGCAAAAGACTTTTCCGGTGCCCAAACCATGCCCGCTTCAAATAGCGGCGCGACAGTATGCATCCGCGTCACCTTATCACGGCCTTTCGACGGAGTATAATTCACAACAGGTATCCCTGTCCTCCGCAATTCATCACTGAGCGGTGTACCCGTGGCCTTGGCTTCAATAAGAACCATGTCTGGTTCCCAATAATCGTGCTCTTCAAGCGCAACTTCCTTTAGTTCTGGGAAGTTAAATCGTCCTTTCCGCGCATCCAAGAGGATAATATGGTCTGATCCTCCCTCTTCGGGCTCGAAAATTCCCCACGTCGTGATTGCTGAGTAATCTGCCGTCTCTTTCTTCGAGAACGCAGTATCATAGCTCTGCAAGATGTACTTAATCGGCGGAATATCTTCTTTTTCCCAAACACGCCACCACTCCTTCTTAACAATTGCACCTTCAGACGCTGTCGGTTGCTGTTGCCACTGTGCATTCCACTTCGCAAGCGGTAGCGCAGCTTTGACTTTCAATAAATCGTCTTTATTCCAGAACTCAGGCCACAATGGCTCGTCCGAAGGCATGATTGCAGGGAACTCAACCACCTCCCACTCGTCCGACATCACATCTTCGCCCTGTGCTTTGAGCAAACGACCGGTCAAATCCTTGGTTCCCCACCGAGTCATGACCACAATGATGGCTCCGCCCGGTTGCAAACGCTGTCGAGGACCAGATGTGTACCATTCGTACGCGTGATCGAACGCAGTTTCGCTCAATGCGTCCTGTTCCGAGTGCGGATCGTCAATAATAAACAAATCTGCACCACGACCAGTCACCGCGGCACCCACACCAGCAGCAAAATATTCGCCACCCTCGGCAGTTCCCCACCGACCGGCTGCTTTATCATCAGATTTTAAGTGAGTATTTGTGAAAATATCACGATAAATATCAGAACCCATCAAATCACGCACTTTTCTACCAAAACGCACAGCAAGTTCTGTATTGTGCGTGGCCTGAATGATCTTTAACTTCGGATTTCGGCCCAAGAACCATGCAGGCATGAGGTAAGAAGCAAATTCTGACTTAGAATGACGCGGCGGCATGTTGACAATCAGTCGTTTCAGTTCACCTTTTGCAATGCGTTCCAGTTTTTCTGCAATGATTCGGTGGTGACGGCCCTCAATAAAGCCGTCATAGACGTGATGAACGAAAGGCATGAACTGATCTTGCGCTTTTTCACGCGTTGCGAGGCGAATTTCCGCCTCTTTGAGCGCAACAATCTCTTTGAGAACCTCTTCAGGCAGTGCTTCGAGAGCCGCTGTATCCATTATCCGACGTTATATAGCGGCGCAAACGAAGTTGGAGCCGTGTAACTTGGCTGAAGTACAAAAGGTTCAAGGCCCGCGATCCCAGTATATTGAGTCGTTTGAGTGATTGGTGCTAGTTGCGTGGCCCCAGAACCTCCCAAAGTAACTCCAACATACTCACACGAGTTATTATCAGAGTTGTACTTGTATCCTTCAGGACAGGTCACCGGTGCAATTGGCGCAACAACAGGTGCTGGTCCACCACCATCGCCACCATCCTGAGAGTAGATTGAATCAGGGGTGCCATACGCCTGACCTTCATAATCAAAGCCAATCGGTTGATCAACCAAGGCTCCTGAAGCTGTTCTTTCAGGCTCATAATCCCGGCCTGGGATTGCGGCAGTTCCGTCAGCATTGGTTGGGCCAACATTCATCCGACGGCCAAGGTCCGAGAGATAACCAACAAGACCAAACGCCTGTGATGATGCTATTTTCTCAAGATCTGTGACGGTTCCGTCCTTGTTCAAATCCTGATAGTTGAAATAGCCACGGTCCTCGGCCATTGCTTTTTCTTCTTTGGTCCTAGGAGTTGTGTCTTGCACAAAACCAAGATCGGCGGCAGACTTCGGGGTCGGGGCCGCACCAGTCATGTCTTCGTATGCCAAATCCTCCGCATTACGGGACACGTTTCGAGCTTGTTCAACACCCGCCGCACGAGTCACATTTGTCGCAGGAGTTGCACCGCCCGTATAAGCTGTGTCAAAAACATCAATTTCGCCAAGTTCTGTTTCCGTTCCTTGTCTTCCCTGACGAGCTAACTGCTCATCTCGAGTTATCGCACCCGCCGCCGCTGGGGCAACACCGTACTGACGCGCACCACCTAACTGCTCGGCACGGGAAATTTGACCCACGTCTCTCGGGGCAGCTTGAACAGGAGTGGTTGTGTCACCCATCGAAGGTCCGAGGGCCGCGGTCGAAGGAGCTGTAGCCGCACCAGACAATGCACGTTGCATATCGTTATAAGCAGCAGTGTCACCCGCAAATACGTCTGTATAATCACCGCCGCCAGCAGCCGCCCGAGCAGCCGCTTCAATCTGTGACTCATAATTACTGGTCCGAGCTACCGCCCCCGACTCCGTCCGCGCTGGGTCAGAATCCCCGCCCGACCCCGTTGCTTGTCCACTTGAGTCGGTATAACCCATCGCCTGATTATACGAATCATCAAAATCACCGGCAGAGCCACCGCCACCACCAGTGTCTCCACCGCCGAAGCAGTAAAGTTGTTGATACATTGGGTTGTCAGAAGGGTGTGTCGGGTTCAGTCTCATGCGATCATCCAGCCATAACGGTTCTGTTCGGTGCGATATATCCTAAACTTTGTGCCCTTTGGAAACATCTTCCTCAACGCTCGAACTACCTCACGGCAATAACCAAACGGAGCAGCAAAGTCAATTGCCCATAGGGTACCATCATCCGACTCAAAATCGCTAGCAACGATACAAGTTGGATCAGCCATGTACCGAAGTTCGCGGTCCGAGGACAAATAAGCCCATGTGAATACACCAATAGGCTGCTCATCTCTGTTCCGAATAATTATAAGACGACGGTTTTTTATGGCAGAAATGATATATCGCTCCAGCTTCTCTATCGTCATGCCTCGGTGATAGGGGCTCGAACCTAGGACTTTGAGTGCGTCTACAAGTAGTTGTGTGTTGGAATGAAAATACATTGTAATTTTTTCTCGGCCCTCGGGACTCCTATTGCTTATTCTGCACAACTTCTTGCTACAGGACAAGGGTAACCCGGCTCCAATGGAAAAACCCCTGATTGAATCTATAGAACTAACTGCAAGACGCGTGCCAAGTTGCACCGCCCCTCTATTTAGGGGGTGCCCCCTCACGCGCACATAGTGCACCTATGGAATCGCAGGGAGTAACCCCAGCCCTCGAGCGTTGTGCACTGCACCAAACGTATTAGACCAATTAGTGCATAAATACTTGTGTATTCTTGTGTAGGTGTGGTATGATGATTCCATCATCACAAGGGAGGACTAATGATGATTACACAACACCAAGCACGCAAGCTCGCATCAGCGAGCGAATTCGAGAAGCTCGCGCTGATCGATGACATGATCAAGTCTTTGCAAAAGACTAAAACAGAGACTCGCGCTCAATTGATCGAGGACGGCAAGGCCGAATACGAAAAGCATTGGCGCGATGAGTATGTGACCAAGGGTCATTGGGTGCGGACGTTTAAGCGCGTCGGCTAATCAAACGGGGGCGAAAGCCCCCATCTTTGGAGGACTAACAATGGGTGAACTCATTAAATCAGAAGACTGGCGCGGCGTACCATGCACCATGAA